CCAAATCTTTCGTTTAACATATCTGACATTTGAGTTTCCTCTGACTTCTTTTACGATTATTCTACGATTATTTATTAAATTTATAGATTTGAAAGGAAATGCTGAAATGCATTAAGTTTCCTTTCTTCTAAATTTTTCCTAGTAGATTTGGAAATATATCTTTGATAGTTAGTAATTTGCTGTTCACGCAAAATACCATTCTCCCAAACCCACTCCTTACCTTCCATAATTCCATTTACAAATGCATCAGGAGCAGAAGGATCTGCTACAATATCTGCGGCAGTGGCGAGCATGAAATCATTACGAACGTAGTTTGCTCCATTCTTTTCTTCTAGTGTTCCCATACCACGAGAAGAAACACCAAGTTTAACTCCGTTTTCTAAAAGATTCTTTGCAATGTCTCCCATAGGAGTTGTAAGAATTTGTGCCTTACCAATAAAATTACTTCCTTCAGCTTTGAGGGAAACAATTTTATGTGAGACACGTTCAAGGTTTACAGTAGGACCATCGGGATGTCCTAATTCACCGAGAGCACGACCAGCACCAACATAATGCTCATTGTATCTACCAACTTCACGTTCTAAAACGCTAAATGGATATACACGACCATTGCGATTTTTGATATCTGCTTGAAGAAATACTCCTTCAATATACAGATTTTTTTTGCCATTTGCTTCTTCTTCGAGGATTTTAACATCCTCAAAATTGCCCTCTGTGATTAGTTTCATTCTTCTGTTTCTAGTGTTTCTACTGGCTCGTTAAAATATGTTGAAGCAACAGTTTGTTTGTACATGCCAATAGCTTCCGCCGCAGAATTCTGCATTAGATCATGAACAGCATCTAATGCTTCTGCTTTATGTTTGTCTGCAATTAAATTCACGATATCCAAAGTATTAGACATATAAATACAAGTTAATTTATAATATTATTTAGCAGAAGGTTTATTTGACGATGGTTTAGGGGCTAATTTTGCTTTTTCTTTTTCTGCTTCTATTCCTCGTTGATGATCTATTTCCCCTTGAGCATCTTGAATTTCTGGTGCTAATGCAGAATTTTGACGGTCCATTAAATCAAGAGAAGTTGAATCTGATGCACTAATAGCAATACCATTTTTAATATCTGTTTTAATTTGTTTATCCATTTCTTTATATTCTTTGTCAGTTTGCATAAGAATCTGACGACGAATATACTCAGTAGAAAAATACTTACCTACAAAAGGATCCATATCTATAACTAAAGATATGCGCTCTTTCATTAATTCTGTTTCTTTTAATTCATTGAAATGGTTATCAAATAAGTAATCATATTGGATGTGCTCCTCCATCTCTTCCCAATCTTCTGGAGTTAAAACACCTTTTAAAATTAACTGAGTTTTTAAAATATCGTGAAATAGCTCAGAAAATCTTTTACGTAAACGACCAATAAACTTAGCAAACTTAAGTTCATCACGAAGTACTTCTGTGGTCTTGCCAAGATTGAATGCTTTGTTATCATCGGTTAAACGTGATGGTGGTAGGTTTAAAGAGTTATAAAGTTTTTTGCGAAAATACTCTACGTCTTTTAATTCGCCAAGATTCTGACCACCAGGAAGTGTAGTAATTTCTGTTCCTCTTCCACCTTCTCTACGTGGTAGCCAAAAATCTTCAAGCATACTCATATGTTTTTTGTCGTCACGAATCTCACCTGTTTGTGAATCGTAAACAAGTTTATTGCGATAACGTGTCATTACATCACGAAGATATTGTTCGGCTTTTACTTTTGGTAGATTGCCTACATCAATATAAAAAATTCTACGTTCTGGAGCACGAGACAATCTGTAGATAACAAGTGAATCTTCAATCATTCTAAGTTGATTGAGTGATTTGATTGCCTTGTGTAGAAAACTAATTACAATTTTTTTGTTGGTGTCTTTTAAACCAGAATCAGAATAAGCTACTGAATCTGCAGCTATTTTGATTCCTTGATTGTTGGCATAGTTAAAAGCACCTGTGACATTAGGCACTCCAGCAACACCAAATCCTTGTGGATTGTAAACATAATATTCTATGTAATTACCCCAATCATATTCTAAAGCAGAACCTTGTTGAGTTTTTTTTGTAGATTCGTCTCTATCTATTTTTTGACGTATTTTTTTAATTTTTAGAGGATCAATATATCTTAATTCTAAAATTCCTTTTTTTGGATTATCTAAATCAACTACTTTGTGATAATATAAACGTCCATCAATATACCAATTTCTAATAATTTGATGGGAATTTTTATCAAATCTTAATAACCTAAGAATTTGATTAAACTCTTGTCTAATTTTATTCTTGATTGTATCTCCAAGATCCAAATTAGATAATTCAATTTCTATCGGCGGGGTATCTGCATCGGATACAATAAACTCATTCACGATTTCGTCGATGGCAGAATCGCATTCTGGATGCAATGCCATACTACGATAACGTTGAATGAGTTCAAATTCGTTTCGTGTTGTTCCTTCAGTATCAACATACGTACCAAAATAACCACCTGCTACAGTGGTTACTGAGTCATCTTGATTAGGAGAGATTGGGGATTGACCCTTCAATCCCTCCTTTTTGTTAATCTTAAAACCAAATAATTGACTCATAACATTATAAAAATGTAACTTATATACTATTTATTACTCAAACGTCAGCGTTAACTTGGCGAGTTGATAGTCCAGCTCTTGATGTAGTTACTGGCTCGGTGGTCCAATATGAATATTGAAACTCAACTGAAAACTCTTCAATCTGATCATTGCTATCATAACCAAGATCAATTTGAGAAATGTTGGTTGGGAATGCATACCATAATTTGTATGATCTCAAAATATTTGAGGACTCTGGAGTAGCACCTTTCTCTAATTGATGAACAAAGATGTGAGCTGCATAGCCATTCGCATCAGTAGCAGAAGGAACAAAAAGATCTGATGTGTTACCAGCATGACCATTGATATTTTCTGACCATTGCTCCATTATTGAACGAACTTTGAAGTCCTTATCGTTAATGAATGTTGGACTCCAAGCGTCAAAAGTTCTGTCTCCAGAAATTTTAACAGTTCTGCCTCTGAAAGGAACTTCGATAACTCCCAAATTGGAAGCAGGAAGAGCCGCAGATTTGCACATTAGATTGACAAGCTCTTTGTCTGATTCTGCAACACCAGTGCCAAAACTGCCACCGGGGAATACAATATCAACTACGAACATGTTAGGCTTTACGCCTTGACCGACTCTACTGATAAAGTCGTTTAGTTTACTTGAGTATACTTTTGCCATTTTGGTTTACCTCGTTGTTGTTTTATAAATTAACGACCAACTACTTCACTGAACGATACTCCCGTCTTGGTAGCCGTGAAGGTAATCGTGATATAGTTGATGGAGCGGGTTGGTTTAATAAAAATTTCAGCAACGAATTCATTTCGGTCAATAACATCAGGAGTGTTGTTTGTATCATCACAAATCACGAGATAATCTGTAAGACCTCTTCTAGATTGAACTTCGCTCAAATAAGAATTGACGGCGCTTGAGAATGAAGATCTAGTACCTTCATCATTTTGTTCAAATAAAACTTGCTTGGAAAGACTACCAACTCTCTTCTCAATATTTAAGAATAAACGACGAACGTTAATTCTATCAAATGCTGATGGGGAAGAAAGAGCAGTTTTATCTCCAAATAGAGTTGCTCCAGAACCAGGGAAAGAAACAATTGGGTTGATTCTTGACTGATAAAGTTCATCTCTATCAGCTTTGTTTGGATTATAAGCAAGCTTAATAGCGTTTCTTAATGATCCTTTGTTAACTCCAGCAGGTGAATACCAATCATCGAGTGTGGCCGAAGTAGCTACACATAGACCAGCAACGTCTCCGTTGCATGGAAGATAACGATACTTATCGTTGAAGCGATCATAGAAATACTTATAACCACTATCAAAAATTGCATAAGAAGTTGAAGTTAACCCATTAAAGAAATTAATTGTGTTAATTTTTTGTTGGGAAGTAGTTAAAGGACTGTTGTTGCCAATTTGATTACCTTTGTGGGGTGATACAAAAGCGATACAATCTTTTCTAGAAGCAGCAATAGAAACAATTTTATTAGCTTTAGCTTTAGTATCAGTTTCTGTTGCCATTGATCCGCCCATAAGGAGGAAATCAACTTCAGTAGCTTCTGTATCTAAGAACAAATCTAATGCATCGCCAATTTCTGCCGAGTTATAAACATAATCATCAACGCCACCCGAAAGATCATATGCAGATACCAAAGCTAATTTAAATTTATCACTTGGATCTAACGCAGTTGATTCTAAACCCCAATCATAGTACGCATTACCAGCACCAATATTATAATTAGTTGCTGGATGAGCACCAGTAAAAATATAGGATGATTGTTGGTTAATTACACTTCTGTAATAAATGTCACCACCTTCGCTACTCTTTCCATCGGAAAGTTTTGAAAGATATGTAAATGTTTCAATAATATTATTTTTTGAACCAGAAATAGCACCTGTTGTATCAATAACAGCTACGTGTACTTCGTCCCAACCAATTCCTCTGCTTGAAGCATATTCCGAAGTTCCTGGACGAGGACCAACAGCAGATAATTTAATACCTGTTGTTTGACCCATACCGTATGTAATTTCTGTGTTGGTATACCAATCTTTAACATCAGTAACAGCAATTGCTGTGTTAGTTACCGAAGCTACATGGAAAGTAACGGCTGGGCCAGTTCCACCAATTAAATTAGCAGCAACAGTAATTGTATTTCCTGTAGCATAACCCGTACCGCCATTAACTACGGCAACGCTAACTGCTCCACCGTTATTGGTTAGTGTGGCTACTTGGAAAGTAACTGGTGAACCAGTTCCGCCAATTAAATTAGCAGCAACAGTAATTGTATTTCCTGCAACATAACCCGTACCGCCATTAACTACGGCAACGCTAACTGCTCCACCAACTCCACCGCCAGCATCAGCAATCGTCACATTAACAGTTAATCCAGAACCAGAACCACCAGTAGTAGCCCGTGCATTGTAAGTTCCTGGAGTTCTAGCAATATCTGCAGCACTTATTTGATTTACAGTTGAGACTGTTCCTGGAGCAGTGGCAATAGTTACCGTAGCAGTTAACCCAGAACCAGAACCGCCAGTAGTAGCAACGCCAGTGTAAGTTCCTGGAGTTCTAGCAGAAGATGTAGCACTTACTGTATTAACACCGTTAACTACTCCAGTGTCTGGGGTATCTAAAGTATCTGTAGTTGTAATTAATTGAGAATCATTAGTTAAAAGAATTGTAGCTACATTTTCAACAGAATCCCAAGAAATTACTTCTGCGGTTTTCCCGCTAGTAAAAGTTAAAATAGTTCCTTGTACAACACCTGCTGGATCAGCAGCTAATGTTACATACTGATCTGCTCCTCTATCGATCACGGCAGCTACGACCGAATTGCCCCAAGATCCTGCAGTTCTTGCAATAAAAGTTTCTTGAATAGCAGCACCAGAAAACCAATCTTGATCATTTTTAACCATGTAGCCACCAGCACTACTAGCATTTTCTACACCAGTAGTAGCACGAACAACTGCTAATCTACCACCGTAGTTTAAAAATTCTGAAGCTACGTACCAATCTTCTGCGTTAGCATCGTTTGGCTTTCCAAAAATACTTACTAGTTCCTTTTGTGAACTAACATTTACAATCTGTTCAATTGGTCCTTTTGAAAAAGTACCGGCAAAAGCAGCAGTTATTTGTTGAGCCCCAACCACTACAACATTAGATAGGTCACGCTCTTTTAATACAATTCCAGGCGAGACTTGACTTGCCATGTTTTTTACCTCTTGAAAATTTCATTTTAATCTGAAATTATTTATTAAAATCATTAGTTCCACATATACGAGACCTCTTCTTGTACGTCACCATACCAAACACTGCCGTCAGATACAAACCCTTCATCACCCTCTAACCCGGTGGTAATAAATCCAAACGGTGCCATATCCTGTTCAATCTGATTTTTTTGATCTTCGTATATTCTTTTACGAACATCGTTATCTGTCATCTCTTTGAAATAATCTTGAACTGCCAACCAAGCAAAAATAACGAGACACATTACAAGGTCATCATGGAATCCATCGTCAGCTTCAAACGATTGCTTTTTCTGAATAAATGTGGTAAGCTCATTGATAATATCATAATCTCTAAACAATAATTTGTCATCTTCAATAATTTGTTTAAGATTTTGGCAACCAACTTTTTTAACAGTGATACTCATCTTGACACCAAGCTGAGTTTTATTTCCAGAGAATCCCTGCCCCACAATTTGCCCAGCCCTACCTCTCATAGAACACATAAGAACATTAGGATACTCAAGATCATAGTTAAGAATGGATGCTACTTGATCTCCAACGTCATTTACTTCACAAAGAACGTAGGCATTATTGTATGCTCTTGCTACGTCGTTAATAACGTTTGGGAAAAGCATTGGTTTAATTTCGTTGTTTCGATACTTAGCAACAATTTTATATGGAAGTGTTGTAATATCAAAAACAATAAAAGCAGAATAATCTCCACCTATACCTCGTGAAACGTCAGCAGTAATAATGTATTCCGATTTTTCATTTGGTTTTTCGTAAATGTCCAAACCTTTGCTAGTACTTATTGGCGTATCAAATACTAGGTTTCTTAATTTAGAAGCAGCAATAAGAGTGTCAACCGATCCAAGAAATTCGCATTCAAATTCCTGAGTAAACTGTCTTGCTGATGTATTCTTGATTGTTTCTTCTTTCCATTTTTCATCACGACCAGGAACTTCAGACCAATGAACCTCTGTCCAGATGTAATTGTTTCTTTGGTTTTGAGCATCTACCCACAACTTATAGAAGTGGTTCATACCATAGGGGGTAGAAATAATAATAACTTTTGTTTTTTGACCAGACGAAATAGTAGGATACACGGACGAGAAAAAGTCGTCAGCAATGTGATTTGGAACGAAAGCAAATTCGTCCAAAAAGATAATGTTAAATGACATTCCTCGAACAGCAGATGCTGATGTTGAAGCAGCCATAATCTTAGAACCGTTCTCCAGTTCCATAGAACCTTTGTTCCAGGAGAGAACACCCTGCTGTAACCACTTAGGAAGATTCTCGTATGCTGTTTGCAATCTTCCTAATAAGTCACGAGCAGTAGAAGCTTTGTTTGCTAGAATACCAATATTAGAACTATCATTAAACAAAGCATAATGAAGAAGATAAGAAACCACAACAGTAGATTTGCCTGTCTGTCTTGGTAGTTTTGCAATATTAAATCTATTATTGTGAAATTTTTTGACAAGTTCTTTCTGAAAATCATACATTTTGAATGGAATCAAGCCCTCGTCAACCTGGACGATCTTGACGTAATTCAAAGCAAAATATACAGGATCTTCCTTACATTTTAAGTATTCTTTAATTTCTGCTTTAGTCCAATCTTGGGCAACGTTTGCTTTTTTTAGAAGCGGGTTGCCCAAATAAATCTGGTCACTACTCATTCAAACCCCGTTGTATATCTTTATCAATGGCATCCATATTATTTAATCTGTTTTCCCACCCCCTTCCATCAGTCGTTCCTTTGCAAGGATTGATGCAAGTATCATCACCAAATTTATCACAAACAAGAGAGGCTAGTTCTGTCTCATTTCCTTTCTTGTTTGTTCCAGACCAATAATGCTGATCATTTATCCACGTAGCGCCACACTTGGAGCAGGTTTTAATATTCATAATTTACTACTTTTTTTTACTTAAAATTGGAACACTAAAGCGTTCCCATATCTTTGGACCATACGAACATTCTTCTTTAGTTTCCGGTTTCTGACACATACGGCAGTATTTTTTTTCTTCGCTGTTTTCTTTTTCTTCTTTGTGCAATACCTGCTCGTATGTGCTATTCATGTACCTAGCAGAAGCTCTTAGGTAATCTGATGCTAGAGTTATTTTTGATTGTACCCATGCTGGAACTTGCATATCGGGTTTTTTAATAACCCCACGTAACATATCAATAGAATATTCTAATTCACTTAAGTCATTAAGAATCATTGATCCTTCATTATCTAACTCAGTTCCTGCTGCTATTGCAAGATGATTTTCTTGAACCACCGTTTCTTTTGCAGCTACTTCAGTTTCCACTTGAGTTTCTGCTTCTATAGGAGAATGATCTTCCTGCACCAAAGATTCTTTAATCTGCTTATAAGTTTTTTTATTCTTCCACTCGGACTTAAGTTTTTTTTCCATTGGTAGTAAGTGCTTGTAGTAATCGGGAAACTCGGCAATATGCTGTAAGGCAATTTCGTAGGCTGCTTTGTGATCAGTAACATGTTCACGTTCAACAGTAGATCCAATCTCTGCTTGACGAATTACATATTTGACAGAGACTCCATGCTCTCTCGCAATTTCTTTTTCTGTAGGAACTCTTTTTTTCATTAGTAAATCTCCCTTTATTATTAGGGAACCGCTGGGTAATTAGTTGTCTTCACATATGCTGATGTGACCTTTGCCGCAGTAAAATTATTAGACCATGTTGCTAACCAAGGATAAGCAACGTCATCTGATGAAGTGGCAAAAATTGTTCCAGAATATGAATTATCATATAACCATTGTCCCCCATCCCACCTACACTGTTCGTCTCCGTAAATATAAGTTTCTTTTCCATAAGGAAAATAACCAACGGGTGCCATTTTTCTCCAACTTTGCCCACCAACAAAACCAGAAGAAGGATTTCCGGGAGTATTGTATAAAGGACCATCTATTAATACCCATGCCGTGGCATTTGGTTCAGCAGAATTTGCTGGATCATCTTCACCAAGAACAGGACAATCATTAATTATCACATTATTTATATCATGCCTTTGATACGCCTCTGGAGTTTTTGGAGTATTATCAGCATTTCTTGCTTGAAATGTAGCCGGAGTTTTTACAGTGTTGTCAGAATTTCTAGCAATATAATCTCCATTCCAAACTTTATATGTAATAGTACTCCATCCCTCACAACCACCAAATACACTAATTGTATTTGATAAAGGTTGTATTGGTTTTTCTACGTTATCTTTATCGTGTCTAATGTAAGACATTTTTTATTATTATTTATTCCTCCCCAATTTTTCCCATTTCTTTAATCATCTTTTGAAGATCGGCAGTGCTACCAACAAACATAGTATTGTTAACTGTTGTAGGTCCTTTGCCTTTAACGGGCGCATCAAGATCCTTCATCTTCTTCTGAAGATCAATTAATTTATCAGTCATGTCTGAGACCTGCTTCATAGCGTTCACAGCGACTTCAAACGCTCGGGGATGCCCTGACTCCTGAGCAACCTCTAAGGCGCCTTGCACGGCCTCCTGCCCCTTCTCTATGAGGTCATATAGCTGGCCTCGTGTGTATTCGTAATCTTTTTCTGGATCTTCTTTTTTAGCGGGAGGGTTTGGTTTCTTTTGAATAACCTCAGTTTGTTCTGCTGCAATTTCAATGTCAAATATTTGTTCCATATTTTTTTCAAATTGATTCATAACAGATCAATTTCCTCAGTAAATCCAAAATCGTCATCTGCTGTTACCAATGCATCATCTACTGCGTTAATAACTCCATCATTATTATTATCTTCAAGAGCTTTTGGTGTGTAAGAAAATTTAGCATTACGCTTACTTTGATTAAGATCACCAACAGTTTCAAAAATAATAGCCTTGCGAATAATATCCGCTTGATTAAAGGGACCGTAAATATATGATTTGGCGGTAAAACTTAAAGTCCACACAATACTTCTGCGCTTCATAAAATCATCTTCCCAATCATCTTCATAATTAATATTATTCAGTACAATTGCAACGTCACGTTTTTCATTCATATCAGGAATAAAATTAATCGTAATGTTAAAATTTGGTTGAAAGTATGGTAAAATTTGTTCAAGAATTTGAAGGCTGTCATCTTGCGATTTTGCCAAGATACCCAATTCAAAATTCATGTTGTATGGAATTGGAACGTATTGAACCTTTACTTCATTTCCTTGATCGTTAATTATATTTTTATATTTCTGAACGGGGCTTGTTTTTCTACTAGAATCATAATCAATTCCAGACATTTCAAAATATAATCTAGGAAGCCTGATATTTCCGTAGGGTGCTCCTGGACCAGGATTAGGATTTTGTTCCAATCTAGTCAGGTATTTATTTTTGGGTCCATAAGCTAATGGAACCTTTTGTACCTCTATAACATCTGATGTACTTGGATCTGTTTTTTTTATTTCAATATTATTAAATAGAGTTCCAAATCCAACAACTGTTTTTCTAATTGCTTCGTTGTAAAAATGTGTTCCTAACATCAGAAATTATCCGTAATATTACCATATTCACCAAAAGGATTTACTTCAGAAAAATCTAATAGTTGATTTCCTTCTTGCTCAATGTATTTATTATCATCATACTCACTATTAGCATCATCAATAGAATCAAAAGAATCTATCCTCCACGAGGCATTACTTTCAGAACCGACAACAAATTCTCCATCTACAAGATTTCCAGTTCTATCAATTACAGTTAATTTTTTAGTAGATGGATACCAAGATTTTACTTTTGCAGTAAAATCTGAAGTAGCTCCTTCAACAGTTTCTCCAATATTATAGCGACCCGTTCCTCCTGCCGCCATAGTATATTCCACCGCAGGATCTGTTAGATCATCTATTAAATCTATATCATCTATGCCAGTATCAATAGATTCATT